ACCAGGCACATTCAACCTAGCAACTTCAGGTGGTGACACCGACGGTCGCTGGCAGGTTGAGAAGTACAAGGGTTTGATCTATGCAATCGAAAGAGAAGCAAACAAGATCGCTAAAGACACCCGTCGTGGCAAGGGCAATATCGTCGTCTGCTCATCAGACGTCGCATCTGCTCTCGCAATGTCAGGTCTTCTAGACTACAACTCAGCACTCGCAAGCCAAGTTAGCCTAACTGTTGACGACACAGGCAACACATTCGCTGGTACACTATTCGGTCGTATCAAGGTTTATGTTGACCCATATTCTGTCCAAACAGCAGACTACGCAGTAGTTGGTTACAAGGGTACAGTAGCATATGACGCTGGTCTATTCTACTGCCCATACGTCCCACTACAAATGGTCCGCGCAATCAATCCAGATACCTTCCAGCCAAAAATTGGCTTCAAGACCCGTTATGGTCTAGTTGCTAACCCATATGCTGAAGGCAACACGATTGGTCTTGGCAGACTATCAAACAACTCAAACCTATACTATCGCAAGTTCGTAATCACGAACCTCAAGTAATAATAGTTGAGAAAAGTTTTTGCCGACTTTATTCTAATAATAAGGCAAACACGACTGAGGGGGGCAGAAATGCCCCCCTTTTTTATTACCCTAAATAATTTGTAGTCACACGGAGCGATACTAATGTCAGTGTCATATGTACCAGAAGAACGCGACATAGCGCAATATAGTAAATTTAAACTTATTTTTGATCGTGTTCCTGCTGTAACTTTTTTCTGTAAAACTGTAAATCTTCCTGGTATCATTAATAATGAAGTGCGCGTTGAAACTCCATTTTCAGCCTTTATGGTCCCTGGCGATAAAACCGACTTTGGTACTCTAGACGTTACATTTCTAGTTGACGTTAATTATCAAACTTGGAAAGAAGTGTATAATTGGATTACAGGATTAACCTTCCCTAAAGACTTCACTCAGTATCAAAATCTACTAAATCAACAAAGAACAACATTAGTGCCAACACCCAAATCACGTGGTAATCAATATAGTGACGCCGCATTAACTCTTTACACAAATAAAAACAATCCAAACGTTCGCGTTAAATTCAAAGATTGTTTTCCAGTTGCATTAGGTTCAATTGAGTATGATGTTGAAAAGTCAGCAGAAACTCCAGTTACATGTTCAGCTTCTTTCAGATATTCTCTTTACGAATTTGAAAAACTATAGTATAATAGTATAACAACCAGTTGTATTATTTGCAGGTGAATATATGAATGCGATTCCGCTCACTCAGATCATTGAGATGTGGGAAAAAGACTCAGAAGTAGATCAAACTGAGCCTGGTAAAGAAATTATTAAGATTCCAACTCTTCACGCAAAGTATGCTCGTATTCTTTCAGCACACTCTCTTGCATCAAAGCAATGTCATATTGAATATGCGAGAATGAAGAAAGTTAAGTATGAGTATTATAACGGTAAACTTGACGCCGATGAGTTGAAGAAGTATGGGTGGGAACCATTCAGATTTTTACTGAAGTCAGACATCGGCACATATCTCGACGCCGATCAAGACCTCGTAAAGATTACAGCAAAACTCGCATTACATGAAGAATCAATCACTTTCTGTTCTTCTGTGTTGAAAGAATTGAATGCGCGCACATATCAATTGCGTGCATTTATGGATTGGGAAAAATTCATTCAAGGTGGACATTAATATGAAAACGAATAAAAATGATCAAGCGGCACATGATGCGCTCAATGGGTTTCCGCCAGAAATTTATATGAAGTTTGTACCAGAAGAAAACTATCTGGCGCTTAAAGAAGCAGCTGCAGCTGGACTCAAAGAATTAGAGAGGATAAATACATTTATAGTAATTGACAATAATGTCATTGCTAATTTGAAAAATGTTTTGGTATGATAATCTATACAAATATTCACATCACTGTTAAAAAAATAAACGAAGTGTATCTTCGTTTAGAATGCGAAGAAAATATCAAGGCAGAGTTGGCTGAATATTTTTCGTTTTTTGCACCTAATTATCAGTTCAGCCCGTTATATAAAAAGAAAATTTGGAACGGGAAAATATATCTTTTCAACCGCAAAAAGTCTTTGCTATTTGCAGGACTAGTACGTTATCTAAACGAGTTTGCTAAAGAAAAAGATTATGCGATTGATTATGACGATTCAATTGATGTATTCAACGAATACTCATTAGAAGAAGCCAAACAGTTTGCTGACTCTCTCAATCTACAATCGCGCGATAAACCTATTGAAGTTCGTGATTATCAGTTAGCAGGATTCGCAAAAGCAATTCGCTATCAAAAGATGTTGATGCTTTCGCCTACAGCATCGGGTAAATCATTAATCATTTATTTGATTATGCGTAAATTGTTTGCTGATAAATGCAAACGAGGATTATTAATCGTACCAACTGTTTCGCTAGTTGAGCAAATGTATAGCGACTTTGCTGATTATTCAACAGGTAATGGTTGGAACGTGAGCAATAACTGTCAAAAGATTTATCAGGGACAAGATAAACTTATCACTCGCAATCTAGTCATCTCTACATGGCAATCTATTATGGATATGCCTAAAAAGTTTTTTGAGCAATTTGACTTTGTGATTGGTGATGAAGCCCACGGTTTCGAAGCCAAATCGTTGTCTAAAATTATGACACGTTTGGTCAATGCAAAATATCGTATTGGTACAACTGGTACAGTTAAAGATACCAAAGTGCATAAACTGTCGCTAGAAGGTTACTTCGGGGCAATCACTAAGATTATTACAACAAAAGAATTAATTGATCGCGGTCAGTTATCTGACTTCGAGATTAAATGTTTAACTCTCAAATACTCTGAAGAAACTTGCGCGATGGTGAGCAAGTTTGATTATCAGCAAGAGATGGACTTTCTCGTAACGAACAACTCACGAAATATTTTCATAAGAAACTTGGCTTTATCATTAAATAATAATACACTAGTATTGTTTCAATACGTTGAAAAGCATGGTAAAGCATTATACGATATGATCTCCGAAAAACGTGGCGACCGAAAAGTATTTTTTGTTTTTGGTGGCACTGACGTCATAGATCGCGAAGAAATTCGTAAAATTGTAGAAACAGAGAAAGACGCTATCATTGTTGCTTCGTATGGAGTATACTCTACTGGCGTTAATATTCGTAACCTACATAATATTATATTCGCTTCACCAAGCAAATCTAAGATTCGCAATCTTCAATCCATAGGTCGCGGCTTACGATTAGGAGACGATAAAGAAAAAGCCACTCTTTACGATATCTCTGACGATCTTCGGTATAAGAAATATGTCAATTTCACATTGAAGCATTTCGCTGAACGACTCAAGATATATCATGAAGAGAAATTCAAAATCTCAACCTATAAGGTAGAATTAAAAAATGGATAAACAAAAACGAAACGTTAAGTTCATCAAACTTAATAATGGTGAAGATTTGATCGCTGAGATTGAAGATTCAAACGAATCGCAGTTCGTCTTTAAAAATCCGATGAAGATCATCGTAGACACAGATTTAGAAACAAGTAAACAAATTATATTTTTACACCCATGGCTTCCTTCAGGCGTTGTGCAAGTTAACAGTATAAATTTACCTTCAAACGTTATTTTTTTAACAACAGAAGTGCTAGATGATGTTCGTGAATACTACATCAATATGGTCTCGGAAGTCGAGATGAGCGAAATGATTAAGAAGAAACAGAAAAGAAAGAAGAAAAAAATAGTGACTTCAGAGTCACTCGAAACAGATAACGTATTAGATTTCTCTAAGTTGATAGATAGAATTAAGAAGAATAGACCAATACACTAAAGAATATCTAATATAGCATTCAACCGACCACATACTTATTATAAACTTCAACTTTTTACAGGTCAAGCAGCATGGCAAAGAAAAATCATTATGTAAACAATGCCGACTTTCTGAAGGCATTAACTGAATACAAAAAGGCTTGTCGCAAGGCAAAACGCGAGGGTCTACCCAAACCAAACATTCCAGACTATATTGGAAAGTGTTTGATGCTCATTGCTGAAAATCTTTCACACAAACCAAACTTTCTGTCATACTCGTTTAGAGATGAAATGATTGGTGACGCGATCGAAAACTGCATCATGTATTTCGATAACTTTGATCCGAAAAAATCAAAGAATCCATTTGCATACTTCACACAGATCATTTACTTCGCTTTCATTCGTCGCATTCATAAAGAAAAGAAGCAGTTGTATGTGAAGTATAAGTCTACTGAACAAATTGGTGTACTAGATGAATATGATCAGTTTGATTCAGATGAAAATGGTGGCATGACCAAACAATTTGAAATGTATGATAACATTTCGGAGTTCATTGTAAACTTCGAAGAATCCAAGTTGAATAAGAAAAACAAACGCAAGAAAAAGAAGTCACTAGAAAACTTCATCAGTGAGGATTAAAATGGCTACGAAACATCAAGAAGAAGATTTTGGCTTCACTTTCATTGATGAATCTGAAATAGATGCTGAAATAAAACGAGTCGCCGAAGGTGCCGCTGAAGAAGCATCATTGCAAGTTGAACTGTCGTATAAAGATCGTTTGAAACAGGTTGAAGATCTTATTCTTCCGTTCCTAACAAACTTGACTAAAGACCCACAAAAGGTTATGATTAAATGGCCAAATAGAGCCGAAGTTGTTGATCGGCAAATTCAGAAACTACTCAAGATTACACGAGACTAATGAAAATAGCGATTCTTGGCGATACGCATTTTGGTATGCGTGGTGATTCCATACAGTTTCATCAACTGTATCAGGAGTTTTATGAGAAGGTGTTCTTTCCGTATTTGAAAGAGCATAACATTACTCATTTGTTTCAGTTGGGCGATTTGTTTGATCGTCGCAAATATATCAATTTCACCACACTACATCTTTCTAAGAAATACTTTTTCGATCATGTCGAAAAGAACAATCTAGAATTTCATACGATTCTAGGCAATCACGATATCTCTTATAAGAACACTCTTGAAGTGAACTCTTCGGCATTGTTGCTCGAAGGTTACACCAAGATTAAAGTTCATACCGAACCGACAACAGTTGAAGTTGACGGCATTCCTATTGATCTAATTCCTTGGATTTGTAAAGAAAACGAAGCAGAGATCTCTGAGTATTTCAAGAATACAAAGTCGCAGATTTGTTTCGGTCACTTTGAGATTCAAGGGTTTGAAATGGATCGCGGTAATGTATGCCATGAAGGTATTGATCGCGACGTCCTTTCAAATTATGAAATTGTTTTATCGGGTCACTTTCATCACAAGAGCAGCGATGGGCATGTCACTTACGTTGGCACTCCTGGCGAAATGACTTGGGCTGACTATAATGATCCTCGCGGCTTTCATATTTTCGATACTGAAACACGAGAGTTGGAGTTTATCGAAAATCCGTACAGAATGTTCTATAAGATTCTTTATGACGAAACTAAAGAAGATTTGGAAAGCGTAAAGACTAAAGACTATGCACAATACACTAATCGTATTGTAAAAGTCGTAGTCCTGAACAAAACGAATCATCTTTTGTATGATATGTTTTTAGATGCTTTGTATCAAGCATTACCGTTAGACGTTACAGTCGTTGAAGATTTTACAGATTATTCTGAGATCTCTGATGAAGACGTTATTGATCAAGCGGATGATACTTCTACTATTCTAGACAAGTATATCGAAAGTCTTGAACTTGATGTTGATAAAAATATTTTGAAACAACTCATGAAAGAGATATACTATGAGGCTCAATCGTTAGAAACGACTAATGCATGACAACATTTAAACTGATTCGTTATAAAAACTTTCTTTCTGCTGGTAATATCTTTACCGAAATTTCTTTACAGAAAGAAGAGCAAACTCTAATCATTGGCGAGAACGGTGCAGGTAAATCCACTATTCTTGACGCCATCACGTTTGCGTTATTTGGTAAACCATTCCGCAACATTAACAAACCACAGATTATCAACTCAGTCAACGGTCGCGACTGCGTTGTCGAAGTTGAATTCAAATGCTACTCGAAAGACTATAAGATTATTCGTGGTCTGAAACCAAACATCTTTGAAATCTATTGTGATGGTGAGTTACTAGATCAGGACGCAAAGTCTAAAGATTATCAGGACTTCCTCGAAAAGCATATTCTGAAATTTAACTATAAAGCGTTCACTCAGATTGTCATTCTGGGTAGTTCGTCGTTTGTTCCGTTCATGCAGTTATCGGCTGCCGATCGTCGCGCAATTATCGAAGACTTGCTCGATATTCAAATTTTCTCTGCGATGAATCAAATCGTAAAAGAAAGAAACAACACATTGAAGACAAGCGCAGTTAAACTCAAAGCCGATATTGAATCGACCGTTGCGCAAATTGATATGCAAAAGAAGTATATCGAAGAAGCC